CGGTTAAGGAAGCGATAATATGGCTAGTCCGTCATGGCTTGATACAGCAGAAGGCGCCGTACGGACGCTCGGGCCATCGTCGCTTGAGCAGATCAAGGATATTGCACGCGGTGTCATGCAGACCGTGGCGCATCCGGTTGAATCGGCTAAGGCCTATGGCAAGATAGCCAGCGGCATTGCATCGAAGGCCGCTCCCTATCTCGGCAGCGAGGCGATCGTTGGTCAACAGAGTCCGCAGAAAAAGGCGCAGCGAGAAGCCGTGGCCGATGCCGCATGGGCGAACATTGCTGATAAATATTCCAAGGTCGATCCTTCGACCGGTGAGCGCCATTTCGACGTCGAAACGCTCAAGAATACGCTGGCGACCAATCCAGGTGGCATCCTAGGCGATTTGTCGATAATTCTTCCCGGTCTTGGCGAAGCTGGTGTTGCCGGCAGGGCAGGAAAGGTCATTGGCGCTCTCGGTGATGTCACGGGTGCTGGTGGCGCAACAGGTGCAGCCCTAAAGGCTATTGGCAGCGGTGCCCAGAATGTCGGGAAAGCCATTTCGGCATCTCAAAAATATGTAAATCCTCTGACCGCCATTCCCGCTGTAGCAGGCAAGATTCCTCTGGTAAGAAACTTGGCCTCTGGTGTGGGGAGTACGATAGCATCAACTCCCGCCAGATGGCAGCAACTAGCAAGCCATGTCCCGGAAAAGTTCCTGTCTGACACCTATTTAGCCGGCAAGTCAGGTAGCACGCCCTTAACCGCTGGTAGCGCGGAAACGGCCGGGGATGTGTTCAAGCTCTTTTCCACCAATGATGGCACGGCCGAAATCCAGCAAACTGCCGCGCGGGCTATCAATAAGGCTCAGCAGAAGGCATCGAATGCCTACGTTCAGGGGAAAGCTGGTCTTTCTACGGCCCCGGTGGACTATCAGCCCGTGCTAGATGCTCTGAATAAATCCGAACAGGATCTTGGCAAAGGATCGTCCCTTGGATTTACTGAAGCAAAGAAAGCCATTTCCGGTGACCCTACAGACCCCAAGTCTCCCCCTGGCGTCCGCCAGTTAGTCGAGGATGTGTTCACCAATCCGGACCCATTGTCACAGAACATAGAAAATGCGGACGCTCTGAAGCGGCAAATTTGGGACATGAAGCAGAGCACGTCTAACAGCGTGGCTCAGCAGCATTTAGGCAATATTTATAATGCCGTGAAGGACGCTATCAGCACGACAGATCCCGATTATGCCAAACTCATGGATAGCTATCAGGCTGGAAGGCAAAATATTCAGGATTTGTCTAAGACATTGGGAGTAAACGATAGAACAGCCAATACGGCTGCGCTTGCCAAACAATTGCGACAGGCTGGCAAGCCGGCCGGAGTGGACTTGCTTAACCAGCTTGCAGAGGAGGAGCCCGCACTCCCATTCATGCTGGCAGGTCACGCGGCTAGGACGGCATTACCGGGCCATTTTAATAAGCTAATGGACGCTGGCCTTCTTTATGGGACCCTGCACGGTGGACTGCCATCCTCTCTTGGGGAAGGGGCAGCACAGATCGGCGCGCTGGCAACTGCCGCGATGTCCTCTCCGTCTGTGGCGCTCAATACCAATTATCGGCTAGGACAGGCCGCTAATATCGTTGGAAACATCGCGAACAAAGTTCCTGCCCCGATCGCAGCGGCCGGCCGTTTGGGAATCAACGTGGCCAAGGGCGTAACCCCATCTACTGAAACCGGCACGGCTCTTGCCGGTCAGTTCGCTCGTGAGGAAGATGTTAGACCGCGTGAGAACGAAGAGGTGGGAAACACCCCTAAGTTTTTCACGGGAAGTGAGGCCCCAAGTGTGCCAGATAGCGATAAAACGCCAGAGGATGATGGTAGCCAAGGATGGAATAGCGCCGACGTGTTCGGGACTCCGGAAACGGATGATACGCGCCCCCAACGCGCCTCCGGTGGTGCAGTCAAGGACATAGAACATCTCGTGGAAGCCCTGATGAAGCGCGCCCACCACGAGAAGAAGCACGCCACCAAGGAAACAGAGCATTTCCTCAAGCTTCCTGATACCACCGTCGCGAAAGCCCTCGCGATCACGAAGAAAGCCATCGCATGACAAGTTCCTTCACGGCCAATGTCCAGCTCGAAGAACCAGCGAATGGTGACCAGGTTAATAGCTGGAACGTTCCGCTCAATGCGAATTTCACCGTTATCGATACGGCGATCGGCGGCAACACCACGATAAACGTGGTTGGTGCTAGCGGAACGATCGCGCTAACCCTCACCCAATATCGCAACCGCATCCTGATCTTTTCGGGTGCTCTCACGGCAAACGTCAACTACCAAATCCCTTCGGCTGTCGGTGGTTTCTGGTACATCATCAACACAACATCTGGCGCTTTCACGCTGACGATCTCTTCGGCCGGTGCGGGAACAAGCGTTATCTGCGCGCAGAGTGCCAATACGATCGTGCTCAGCGATGGCACGAATATCCGCTTGGCGCAGAGTGGGGCGACACCTGCGGCTGGGTCTGACAAACAGATCCAGGTCAGCATCGGTGGTATCTTGGCGGCCTTCGCGGGTCTGACCTATGACAATGCGACCACCACGCTTGCGGCTGCCAATATCTCAGGAAATCACAAGGGAACCGTTGACACGGCCGCAACTGTCGGAGCGAGTGGTCCGCTTGTCGGTTATCGAAACATTCCCGCCAGTGCCAATACGACACCTGACGCAACAGATGTGGGAAAATATCTGCCTCTGTCGTCGGGAACCACGATATCGTCCGGTATATTCAATTCCGGTGATATCTTCCTGATCGTCAACACGAGCGGATCCAGTTTCACCATCACTCAGGGCACGAGTGTAACGCTCAAACTCGCAGGAACGACGACAACCGGAAGTCGAACCCTTGCTGCTAATGGTTCCGCGACCCTGTTTTGCACCGGCGGCAATAACTTTCTCGTGTCTGGAGCGGGCGTTAGTTAATCGACATATTTGATCTTACCGATGACGTTCGCAGAGATTCCGATCTCGTGATGAGGTCCTAGATCTCCATCCTCACCCTTATAGAGTTCGGTTGCGACCAGATAGCCTTCGCGATCCATGATACTCATCAAATCGCTGATAGACCGGGCTTCGTGCTCGACAAAGATGGAATGACTGGCACCACCACGGTGGGACGGCATGTTGAGTATGATCTGAAATCGCATGTTTCTCGCTCGTGATTTGGCATCCAAGTAACCATAGTTGACAGAGGTTACAACAGAGACGTATAGAATGCACAAACCTCCCCCGGTGTGGAGGTAGCATCAATTCGGTCCCTAGTCGCCCCGGCGCGCGATGATGGCCTCTCTCGGGAGTACCGTCATGGCGAATACTTTTACGCCTTTCGGGTTCAGCCAGCGTCGCGGCACGGGCTCCGCGCCGACCTTTGAGCAGACCCCTGCACTGATCGCATCTGGTAACTCGACACCCATCTTTTTCGGCGACGCGGTTGTCCCCGTCACCAGCTCCACCACCGGCTACATCCAGCAGGCAACCGCAGGTACGGTTCCACTCGCGGGTATCTTCGTCGGCTGCAAATACACGTCGGTCGCGCAGAAGCGCACGGTATGGTCCAACTATTGGCCAGGCTCGGACGCCAATGGTGACGTTGAGGCCTATGTCGTCAACGATCCCAACGCGCAGTTCCTGGTCGCCTCGAACACCGGTTCTGCGGTCGGTCTCGCCAACGTCGGCAAGCTCTGCCAGCTTGGTGTTGGCACGGGCACCACGGCAACCGGTCTGTCGGGCATGTACATTGCATCGGTCGGCACTACGGCCACTTTCCCTTTCCGGATCGTGTCGCTCTATACCGACCCGGTCGCTCCCAACGGCGCCGATACCACGACCCAGTACAACTGGCTGGTTGTGGCCTTCAACAACGTCCTGACGCGCTCCAACGGCGCCGTCACCGGCATCAGCTAAGGGAGCCTAGGTCATGGCTATTAATCTTTCGGCGATCAAGGATCTTCTCCTTCCGGGCCTTCGTGGCGTGGAAGGCAAGTACGAGATGATCCCAAGCCAGTATGATCGTATTTTTACGAAGCATACCAGCAAGATGGCTCTTGAGCGCACCGCAGAAATGCGGTTCCTCGGCCTCGCCCAGCTTAAGACGGAGGGCGGTCAAACGTCCTTCGACAATGGTGCTGGCGAGCGTTTCGTTTACAATCAGGAGCACAATGAGATTGCGCTCGGCTACGCGATTACTCGCAAGGCCATTGACGACAATCTCTACAAGACACAATTCCATCCCTCGAACCTTGGTCTGATGGAGAGCTTCCACCAGACCAAGGAGATTTACGGCGCCAACGTGCTCAACACGGCGACCACGTATAATCCGGCGGTTGGTGCGGACGGTGTTTCGCTCTGTTCGACTGCCCACCCCATTGACGGCCAGACGATCGGCAATCGTCCGACGATTGACGTTGATCTGAACGAGGCCACGCTGCTCAACAGCATGATCTCGATCCGGACCAACTTCCGCGATCAGGCCGGCCTCAAGATCTTCGCACGTGGTCGCAAGCTTGTCGTTCCGCCTCAGCTTGAGCCGGTCGCCATTCGCCTGACCAAGACCGAACTTCGCCCTGGTACTGCGGACAACGACGTCAATGCTATCGTGTCGACTGCGGGCGGTCTGCCCGAAGGTTACATGGTCAATGACTTCCTGACCTCTCAGTTTGCGTGGTTCCTACTGACCAACATTGATGGCCTCTCGTACATGGAAAGAATTAAGTACGAGACCGATATGCAGGTCGATTTCACGACCGATTCCTTGTTAGTTAAGGCATACGAGAGGTATAGCTTTTCGTACTTCAATTGGAGAGCGCTATTCGGAAGCTTCCCAACATCTTAAGTTTTACTTGTTCTATTCTTGGAAGGCGCACAACCAAAAATGTTCTTGCCTAAACCGTCTGAATTTGGTTTAAGCAATATCGCTAATTATGGCGATAGGGGACAGAGTGTGCCTTACAAGAATGGTAAAACGTTTGAAGAGGTCGATGCTATTCTCAGCTACGATCCAGAGACTGGAATTTTCCTCTGGAAGGTTGACGCTGCTAAGAATGTTAAGGCCGGAAGAGAGGCTGGTTGCGTTAAGGTCTGCCGATCTGACAAGGCTGGTAACCCTGTTTCCTATCTGTATATCAAGATAGGTCATGACATTCCCGCTGCTCGTCTTGCATGGCTACTCCATTACGGTGAGTGGCCTCTCGCTCGATTGACGTTTAAGGATGGCGATACTCTCAATCTTAGGATTGATAATATCGTCATGCAGAATTCTCTGATCGATAAATACGACATGAGCGATCGTGAACAGAGAAAAGCGTATATGCGCGAGCATCAGAAGACATTCCCAAAGGTATGGAAAAATTCTCATCTCAAGAGCAGATTTGGCATAGGCCTATCCGAATATGCCGCGATGGCAGCTGCTCAGGACAACAAATGCGCGATCTGCGATCAGCCAGAGACCCAGAAGCGTGGCGGAAAGGTTAAGGCTCTTGCGGTCGATCACTGCCATACCACAGGTAAAATCCGTGGGCTTCTCTGTGTTGATTGTAATCAGGCAATCGGCAAGTTGAAGGAGGATAGAAACATCCTTCTCTCAGCAATTCGTTATCTCGACAAACACGCGGACGATAATGTGGTTCCGCTCAAGCAGGGGTCTTAAGCATGGCTGAAACCGCTTTCTCGGGACCGCTGATTGTCTTCGGCCAGTCCCCCTATGCTGGTTCGGAGTACAACGCCGACATTGCCCCCTCGATGTTCTGGGGCGGTACGGCGGTCCTCGATCCGCGTCTGCCCTATACCTATCTGAACGGGGAATCGCAGACCTCTCCGGACGTGGGTTGGCTCGGTGCGGACTGCATCACCACGCAGAACATCGTGCCATATACGGCGACGGCGGGTGCCATTGTTGCATCTGCCAGCCCGACCGGTGCGGCGCTTGCTCTGGTGGCGGCTAACTCTGCTACCACTGGTGTTTATATCACGCCGGGCATTACGCGGGCGGATACGGGTGCGCTTGATACGGGTGTGGGCGGTGCGGGCCTTGTGGCGCTGGATGCGTTCACTTCGGTGACGGGTTCATTCGTCAATGGCGTGCTCACCGTGACCGCGAATACCGCGATGCCGATTACGCCGGGCATGCAGATTGTCAGTGTCGCTAACCTGACCTCGGGCACCTTGGGTCCTGTGGCTGCGGCGCCGAGTTCGTCCAATCCTCCGACGATCGTGCTCAGCCAGACTGCGGCGGGGACCGGTGGTCAGGGTGTTGCGGGTACCTATACCACGAACAACCCCGGCCTCAACTCGACTTCTGGCACGATCACCCTTGCTCTGCCCAATCCGCTGTCCTGCACGGTGCCTTTCGGTGGCTTTGGAACTAACGGCAACCTGATGTGGAATGCGCAGTCGCTGGTCGGGCGGGCCGTGGCTGTGACGGCCGCTGCTGGTGCGACCTATACCACGGCTACCGTGGCGGGTTATGACATCTATGGCTATCCCATGGTGGAGGCCATTACGATCACGGCCGGCTCCCAGGTGGCGGGCAAGAAGGCGTTCCGGTATATCCGATCGGTCACTCTGTCGGGTGGTTCGGCGGATACCACGCATGCTTATTCGGTCGATACCACCACGGTGTTCGGCCTGCCGATCCGGTCGGACAGCTTCGGTGACTTGATCGTCAACTCGGCCACGTCGGTGACGGCGGTTACCATGATCACGTCGGCGGCTGGTTATCTGCCGAGCGATCGTACTTCGCCTGCGACTGCAACGACTGGCGATGTTCGCGGCACCTACAGCTTTACCGCTGCGACGGGTGTGAACAAGCTTGTCGTGAGGCAGTCTCCGCAGGCCTACAACATCGGCAACAATGCGGCGACGGCTTCTGTTGGATTCTTTGGCCAGACGCAGTTCACGAATTTCTGATGACGTTCTAAGAGGAGTGGTGAAATGAAGGGACGTAAGCATCGCGCCACTGGGGGCGTCAACGAGGCCAAGGAAGATCTGATGGACAAGCCCGAGCGTCGGGTGAATTCGAAGATCAATGACGAGGCCGAAGAGCGCAAGCGTGGCGGCAAGGTCGGCAAGCACGAGGGCATGGGTCCCGAGCATGAAGCGACCTGTATGACGAAGCGCCGCAAGCGCGGTGGTCGCATGGTCGGTGAGGTCCATGGCGAGATGGCCAAGCACCATGCCGGTCGCAAGCCCCGCAAGAGTGGTGGGTCGGCTGACAGCACCCCGTTCTCGTCTGCCCGCAAGGGTGAAGTTCCCAAGGGCCGCTCCGTCGATATGGAGATGGAGAACGAATAACCGTTTGGGAGGGCCGACATGCGCCAGATTCAAGTCATTGTCGGTCCTCTTGCCGCCGCCAGTGCTAATAACATTGCCCAGTCCCAGACCCCCACGGCTGGCAACCTGACCCTTAACGGGAGCACGGTTGTCAATGGTGTGGCGGTTCTGGATAAGCCTAGACGTGTTCTCATCACGACGACGGCTAACGAAAGCGCGAACACCTTCACCATTTTCGGGACGAATTGGTCGGGCGCAACGATCAGCGAGACGGTCGCGGGTCCGAACATCAGCACCGCGCAGAGCGTGCTCGATTACGCCACGGTCACCCGGATTACCATCTCTGGTAACGCGGTAGGTGCTCTCACCGTTGGAACGAACGGTGTGGCTTCGTCGGCGTGGGTGTGTCTCGACCATTGGGCGCATTCGCAGGTCTCGGTGCAGTGTGACGCGAGCGGTACTGTGAACTACACGGTTCAAAGCACACTTGACGATCCGAATGACCCGACCAATCCGGTTGCCGTCTCTTCGGTGGTGTGGATCAACAGCTCGGATGCGGGAGCGGTTG